ATGGGGCTCGCATTCGCATTTACGGCGCTGACAATCCCGATCGCTTGCGAGGCATATATCTTGACGGCGCTGTTCTCGACGAGTTCGGGGACATGGACCCGACAGTGTGGACGCAGGTCATTCGCCCCGCGCTCAGCGACCGCAAGGGATGGGCGATCTTCATCGGCACGCCAAAAGGCAAGAACACCTTTCATACTCTCTGGACGCTAGCCGAAGACGACCCCGACTGGTTCAGGCTCAACCTGAAGGCATCCGAGACCGGCCTGCTTGATCAGGCGGAATTGTCCGACGCTCGCAAAATGATGAGCGAGGATGAATACGCTCAGGAATACGAATGCTCGTTCGAGGCTGCGGTCAAGGGCGCTTACTACGGCAAGGAAATGAACGATGCGGAGGCAGACGAGCCTAGCCGCATAACCGCCGTTCCATATGACCCGCGCCTGCCTGTGCACACGGCATGGGATTTGGGTGTCGCGGATTCGACGGTCATCTGGTTCGTCCAGAACCACGGACGCGAAACGCGCATCATCGACGTTCTCAAGGGTGAGGGCGTCGGGCTCGACTGGTATGCCAAGCGACTGCACGAACGCGATTATGTGTGGGGCAATCACTATCTCCCCCATGACGTTGAGGTCCGCGAGCTAGGCACTGGCAAGAGCCGCAAGGAAGTTCTCGCAGGATTGGGGATCAGGGCAACGGTCTGCCCCAACATTCCGTTGGCGGACGGGATTCAGGCGGTGCGGATGCTGCTCCCGACCTGCTGGTTCGACAAGGTGAAATGCAAGGACGGGATCGAAGCCCTGCGCATGTATCGCCGCGAATATGACGAGAAGCGGCAGGAGTTCAAACCGCACCCGTTGCACGACTGGACCAGTCACTACGCGGATGCGCTGCGATATTTCGCGGTCGGGCACAAGAACCGCTCGCCGGCACAGAAGCTGACCTACTCCAACAAGGGGATCGTATAGGATGGAAGTCGATCCCGCATTCCTCGCGTTCCTTCAGTCGGAGGAAGCCCGCGCCTATGACGGGCAGCTGCTCGACGACGTTGAGGCGGCGATCAACTCCTACAACGGCGCGGAATATGGCGACGAAGAGGACGGGCGCTCACAGGTCGTTGCGCGGGATGTAGCGGAAACCACCGACTACATGCTGACATCGGTGCTCGACGCGTTCGTGGCATCGGGCCGCGTGGTGGAGTTCGAGCCTTCATCCGAGGATGACGAGGACATTGCCGACGACGCGACCGAGGCGATGCACTTCCTCTACCGCAAGAAGTCCGGCTATCGCCTGATCCACGACTGGGCCAAGGCCGGGCTGCTTGAGAAGATCGGCATCGTCAAGACCTGTGTCGAGCGCAAGAAGCAGCGGGTGGTTGCGGACTATCACCCGGCGTTCATGCCGGACGATGCGATCGAAGCGGAGGAGACGGGACAGGTTCATCCCGAGGACGGCGCACCGATCATCCGCGCGGTCACGCTTGAGGATTCGCCAGTCCAGTTCCCCGATTACCATGTGCCGCTTGAGGAATTCCTTCGCGCCCCCGACGCACGCGACCTGGAGACTGCGGTCTATCTCTGCCATTTGACCGAAAAGAGCCTGTCAGAGCTGAAGGAAATGGGGCTCGACGTTGATGGAATACCCCTGAGCGACGGGCAGACGCCGTTCATCAACTCGCTCGCCAATGCCCGTGAGGACGGCCGCAACAACTGGCTCGGCGTGCTTGACCGCCAAGGCCCCAACCGCAAGGTGTGGCTCAGGGAAGAATATGTCCTCTATGATCTCAACGGCGACGGGATCAGCGAGCGGTTGTGCATCCATCGGGTTGGGAACACGATCCTCAAGATCGAGGAGGTCGATTACCAGCCGTTTGAGTATTGGTGCCCGTTCCCGATGCAAGGGCGGCTCGTGGGGCAGTCGTTGGCCGACAAGACGATGGACATCCAGCGCGTCAACACGGTGCTCGAACGCAACATGCTGGACAGCCTTTACCAGCAGACCGCGCCGGGCACGTTCATCTCGGAAGACGCGATTGGCGATCATACCCTTGACGACCTGCTGACGATTAGGCCGGGGCGCGTGGTGCGCTATGCGGGACAGGTTCAACCGATCCCCGAGCAGCGCGCGGACGTGTCGGCGACGGCAATGGCGGCAATCGAGTTCAAGATTCGCCAGAGAGAGTCGCGCACCGGCATTACCCGACTCAACAAGGGCGTTGACGAGGACACGCTCAACGACACGGCCAAGGGCCAGGCGCAGCTGATGGCGCGCGGGCAGCAGATGGAGCGCTATATCATCCGTAACTTCGCGGAAGGGGTGGCGCGGCTATTTATGAAGAAGGTCGGGCTGATGCGCAAATACGCGCAGCCCTTCCGCATCCGCGTCGATGGGGAATATCGCGAGGTCGATCCGTCGCAATGGCCCGAGGACATGGAAGCCCAGGTCACGGTTGGCCTTGGCTCGGGGTCGAAGCAGGACCGCATCATGTATCGCAACATGATCGCACAGGCCCAGACGCTGCTGATGCAAGCCGGCGCACCGATTTGCAGCTGGGAGAACGTGTTCAACAACCTTAGCGCGGGCGCGAAGGACATGGGTCTGGCCCCGAACGACATCTTCACCCACCCTGATGAAGCACCGCAGCAAGAGCCGCAGCCCGATCCGAACATGCTGAAGGTGATGGCCGAGATGCAGATCGGTCAGGCCAAGTTGCAGCAGGCACAGCAGGAAGGACAGCAGAAGCTCGCGCTGATGGCCCAGAAGCACGAGAGCGACGCCGCGATTGCGCAGTTCAAGTCGAACATGGAAGCCGATTTGGCGGTTCGCCAGCAGAATCTCGACATGATGCTCCAGCGCATGGAGATGCAGATGGAAGCGCGGAAGCACCAGCACGACATGAAGCTGAAGGCCGATGAGTCGAAGGCTAAGGTGAAGACGCTGCGACGGGGCGGGGCGCTGAACAAGTGAGCCGCTATGTCGTTGGCCGCATCCGCGCCGGGAAGCCACTCTACATCGAAACCACGCTGTGGGATGACAACGAACCGCACCGGCCATCGCTCACGGTTGACGACCATGAGGCCGCCGACACGGGTCTGATTACGGCGACGGGTGAGCCGATCTTTCGCCTTCCAGAGCTGATGGGCTTTCATAGGCCGGAGGGCGTCCGTGACTGAAGCCGAGCGCATCGCCCGAGCCACTCGCGCGCAAGCGGCATTGGACGAGTTCCTGTCGCCCATGTTTGCCGAACTGAAGGACGAATACACCGCGCGTCTCGCCGAAGTAGCAACGACCGAGCTTGCTCCGCAGCGCCGCTCAGACATGATCGCCACGCTGTCCGTCGCGCTCAAGGTTGTTGGCACACTTCAGGCCGGAATGACCGAAATCGTGCGTGACGGTGAGCTTGCCAAGCAATCTCAGGCGCGCGCCGAGAGAGTTTCACAGATGTCCGACGCAGCCCAACGGCTGCTGAAGATCGGAGCCGGATACTAACAAGAGCGGGGCCAACCCGCCGACTGTGACAGCCGGAGAGACGGCGCAACCAGAAGCCTGAAAAAAGGACGACCAATGACCCAGCCTGAAACGGCAGTCGGAGGCGAAGCCACGCCCGTGGAAACGCAAGCCGATCCCAAAGACTATTTCGAGCAGCTTGCAGCCGACGAGTTCGGCATCACGGACGAAGAGGAAGAACCGGCGGAAGGCGTGGAGGAGCAATCCGAAGCCACCGATGAAGCCGAAGACGACGCCACCGCCGAAGAGGAAGCCGACGATCTTCCTCCCATCGACGCCCCGGTATCGTGGGATGCAGAAGCGAAAGAGGTATTCAAGAACCTGCCGCGCGAGGCGCAAGAGATTGTCGCCAAGCGCGAGGGGGAGCGCGAACGCTTCGTTCAGCAGAAGTCCCAGGAAGCTACGCGCGCCCGTCAAGAGGCTGAGCAGGCCGCAATTCAGCAGCTTGCCCAGATCGAGCAGGGCTATGCGCAGCACTTCCAGCAACTGGCCGAGCAGATTGCTCCGCAGCGCCCCAACCCGGCGTTGTTGCAGCATGATCCGATGGCCTTTTACGCCCAGCAGGCGGCTTACGAGGAATCCGTTGCCCAGCAGCGCCAGTTGCAGCAGCGGTCCCTGGAATATGCCCAGCAGGCGCAGGCCCGCGAAGCGCAAGCCGAGCAGGCATTCAATGCGGATCAGCACCGCATTATCGTCGAGAATTTTCCGGAATATGCCGATCCTACGTCGGGTCCGAAGCTCCGCGCAGAGCTGTCGTCCGTCGCCAAGGAGATGGGCTATACCGACGAGCTGATTGCACAGGCCCGCGCGACCGACATCCTCGCGATGCGCA